ATTCCAACAGGTGAATCATTCAACGCCAGCGGCTCAGCAACCTTTGCACCAAATGGCAGTAATGATTTCACCATCCATACAGACAGCGATTCCTTCTTAGCCATTACCGGTCTGACCACTCCGGGTCTTGCAGGAAACGCGCTTTGTATTGATGCTTCAAACAACGTGACCAAATGTTCGGCATCAACCTGGGAAGCAAGCCCTTAGCACCGCGCTGAATCCACACGTTGTTGTTTATCGCAGCTCCCATGATGCAGGCCGCAGCGAAGAACCGGAACCGTGGGCAAGCTTCCAGGTTAGCTGTGAGTTTGAGGTAATCGCCAAGCCATCCTTTTGCTGGTAGACATGGAGTGATCGCGTCATCTATTGAGCCTTTCATATTTTTAGCTCTTCCAAAACTCGCCAGTTGTAGCCAGCTCCCACTTTGACAGGGAACGTGGCAAAGTTCATTTCTTCGATCGGGCGTTCCATGATTCGCTTCATCTCATCGGCTTCGTCCATGAATGTCTTTACATCGGCTTGGATCGTGATGCTGTCATGGACAGTGAACATCAACCTGAAGCCTTTGTTGTGTAGCAGAATGAGAGAGGTGAGGCAGACGTCACTGCCTGCGCTTTGGATGGGAGAGTTAAACGCTTGTGTCACCGATTGGATGGGACGACTTCTTCCAAAGGGTGTGAAGGCTTTTCCTGTCCGTTCGAAGACGGCTTTTTGCTTTTGATGATATCCCAGAAAACCTGGGTATTGCTGAAGACAAGCAGTTTGCCATTCGGATGCTTCTTTGATAGTGCATCCAAATTGACGAGCAATAGCTGTTGGGCCTCTTCCATAAGCCGTGCCGAAGACAACATTTTTCGCCCAAACTCTTTGCTTTTCTTCCAAGTCGCTCCATGGCTTCCCAAAGATAATCGCTCCCATTTTGTGATGGATGTTGAGTCCATTGGCTATCTCCTTTGTCATTGTTCTCTCGTCAGCAACAACGGCAAGCACCCGTAACTCCAGTTGGTTGTAATCAGCTTCAACAAAGATGTTTGACGGGTCGGGGATGTAAATGTTTCTCAAGGCTTTCGGGACATTTTGGAGATTAGGATTTTCGCTAGATAAGCGGCCAGTACCAGCACCACCGGCTTTATAATGAGTGTGTATTCGTCCATACTCCATCCTTTCTTTGATGCCCTCGATGTAGACGCTGTAGGTTTTTTGCAAATCTCGATAGTCAAGTAAGACTTCCATCATCTTGCTTTGAGGATGCCCACGCTTGATGTGAGCCTTGAGGTCTTCTGCCCCTGTGCTGCCAATGCCAAAGAACTGAGACAGTTGCTTGGGACTGTTGGGGTTCAGACCTATCGGGTCAAAGTATTCTCTAACAACTCTCTCCATCTCCGGTTTGGTTTGTTCCTCCCACTTGTCCAGTGCGTAAGTGTCAACCAGAACACCTCGCTTTTCCATCTCGTTGACGACATACATCAATGGGATCTCTATCGTGTGGAGAACCTTCAGGTTGCCGCTGTCAATCTCATTAAGCTGTTTCTTGTAGACAAGAAATGTGACTAAGGCATCGTGGCATCCGTAGTTCAATCGTTTTTCCCGTGTCCAGAAGGCAATGTTTTTTCGTTCTCGCATGGATGGTTTGTAAGGTTTAACGTCAGTGTACTTGGACCGCAGGAAATCGAGAGAACTAGGGAGGTCAGAGGATATAAGATGCTCGGCCAATCTAGTATCAAAGACAAGCCCTTCAACATTGATTCCATGACCATCGAGCATTGCAACGTCGAACTGTCCGTTCTGGGTGATTTTAGGGGCATTTTTGTCCTCCAAGTAATGTTTGAGTGGTTCCCATTTGGGATCATTCGGCAACAAGTCAAAGGCAATGGCTTCGAAGTCATTGTGACAGAGCGAAGCTCCAATCACTTTGTCAGTCCTTGGGTTCAATCCGGTTGTCTCGGTGTCCACAGCGGTTGGGTACTTCGAGGCATTTACTAGGTAGGTTACTAATTGGTACTCATCTATCTCAGTTATTAGGGTTGGCTCCTCCCTTATCACCCTGGGCCTATCGTCAATGACATAGAACAGGGCCTTCATAAAATCTTGAACGGCAATGTCTATCCATTGTCGCTGTCGCATGACGAAGGATGGGTGCAATGTGCATAGGACTTCGCAGTCATAATCAAAGTACGGGAGCAGCTTCTCAATAGTTCCTCTGAGGGACATAATCTTTGCCGACCCGACAAGCGTCTTAGCTGCGACATCTCCAAGAGCTACGATCAGCTTTGGTTTGGAATCATATATGTCCTGTTTGAGAAGCTCCTTACAGATGGTTATCTCTTGAGAGGTTGGTTTTCTGTCACCTGGGGGAGCGCACTTAGCTACGTTTGAAATGTCTACTCTGAGTTTGTCGATTCCCGCCTCCTTTAGCAGTCTCCATAGCATTTTGCCAGCGGGGCCAGTGAAGGGGATTCCTGTTACTGTTTCAACTGCACCTGGAGCTTGACCAACAAACAAAAGTGGGAGTTGTTTAACCGGGGCGAAGTATGGCTTGACGTACTTAAACTCTTTCAGAGTGCATTCTTCACATGTCGTTCCTTCCTTTTTCATTGCCTTCAATACCCCCTTCCTTGGCGATAACCTTTAGCATTTTGCAGTAGTGGATTATCTTGTCCATGTCATCGAGGGTCTTAATGTTTGGCTGGTCACGGTTGCGGTAGGCGTACTTGATGATGTTTCCGATATTGAAGTTCCAAATGATACCGCTGTCCTTCATAAGATCAATAGGCTGTACCCCTCCCATTGAACGATAGTGTTCGTTACCAAGCTTTTTAAGCCGGTTCCAAGCTTTTCCCATTGTTCCTCCTTTAGACGGGCTTTGTTCCAGGTGGGCGTTTTCTGTCGTTCTCTACTTTTACAAACCCACCAATCGCAAGGCCAACTGTCAGGTCAAGTTCCGATCCCTTGAGAGAATCAAAATCCGTTGTCTCTTTGATGTCTGCGATCTTCCTGAGATCAGAAGCTGAAAGAGCCTGGAGCAGTTCCACGGTTGATCGAACCATCTTGGTCCTTTCTCTCTTTGGAACTGGCTCATTCAACATTCCAACGGCTTTGACAACCGCCGTGATGACTTGAAGGATCAATGCTACGTTGCTGCGATTTTCTGGCTTGTCCAACCACGCCAGGGACTCTCCAATGAACTTAAACACCTCCTCGAAAATGTCTTTGATTGTGTCGAATACTCCCATTGCGTTTCTCCTTTCTTTTTTGTTTGGCTTCTGCCCTGTAGTTTGAAACCAATCGCTCAGTGCTTCTTTGATGAGCACATAGCGAACACAAGTAACCATCGCTGTCTGCCCAAGCGTTGTTTGCCTCAAGTGGTCTACGGCAGACTGAACATCGTTCAATAGGTTTCTGAGTGCTCATATCAATCTGTGTACTCCCACTTTCCAGTGAAGGGGTTGAGTCTAGGTGTGCTATCGTGATCTTGGTAACTCCAGGTTCCATCAAATACGTTGAGCTTCAGTTCCTTCTGTCGTTTGTTTGGCTCCCATTTGCCAGTATAAGGGTTGAATTCATGTGTCTTACGAAGCCAACGGTTCATTTGCTGCGTGCAGTCATCGCAGTCTTGGCTGTAAGCCGATGTAGCAATAAGACATAATAGAATTGATACCAAAAGCAGTTTCATGTTTCACCTCCTTTCACCACAAGTTTCGTATTGCCTCTATTTCCGGGTCACAGTCGTAACCGGCAGCTATGCGCTCAAGGGCATCACGCCACACCTGTCCCTTCCCACCACAGGCCGGGCAGCACTCGAGGGGCCGGTCTTCCTCCAGTCGGGCACGCAGGCGGTCAATCTCGGCCAGCAGATCCTTATACTCCTTCGTCGCCCGTACCCAGTCTATCTGGGATCTATCTAGGTTCGATGCGGCAAAGATAAGTTCAAGTTGCGTCGGTATCTGGCTCATCGTCCTGGCCCTCCTTCCAACGCTTCTCGGGCTAACCTGTAAAGGGTTGTCCAAGCAGCATCATCAGGATCATTTCCATCCCAGCCCTGGGATGCCACGGTCATCTGTACCACCATCCTCAGATGGTCACGGTCGGCCTTGATGGCTTCTATCCGACTTTCAATCTCCAAGTCTGCTTCAGCCTGAAATGGCGTTAGCCCACATTTACCAACTGCGGCCTGTAGCCTGGCAAATGACTCTGCTCGTTCGTTCCTTAACCGCTCATACGCCCTCGTCATTTTGTCTAGTTCACTCATCTCATTACCTCATAAACAGTAAGTCAATTACCGTTGAGATAATCCAACCAACACCAAAACCTATTAGGAAGAAATGGACTCTATAATCACTCATCGGCCTGGCCCTCCTGTTGTTCCGAGTTGCCTTGTACGGATCGGACAAGTCTCTCTTCCGGGACGAGTGCTGCCAGAGCCTCTTCTCTCCCGAGAAATACCCAATTATTTTGCATCCCTCTACCTTTTGGAGGGTAAATGTATGGGTCAATGCAGACGTAAGCAGTGTATCGTTTGGGAACTTTGACGTAGTAATACCACCGGCCTTCTTCCATTTCGTTATACGAGAGATAGGCAACTGTTCCCTGAATAACCTTCGGGTGGCTCAAACCTGCATGGATCAGACACCATACCTTAGTTCCTGGAAACAGATAGTCCCTTGGCATTGTATGATTTGATTCAATCATCGTCCTGGCCCTCCTTTTGAAACTGCAACAATGTATTCTGGTATCTTCCTAACCATAAAACAAAATCATACGGTGATCTTTGAAACTCATCAGCAAGCAACGATAAAACTACCCGTGTCACTTCTTTTATCTGACCAATGTTTACTTGAACTTTCTTTCCTTCATACTTTGCTACTGTCTTCGTCAGTTCGTGGAAGTTCATTTTCTTTCTCCTCCCAATCCACTATCTTTTTCAAAGCATCAAGTTTACCATGACATTTCAACAGTCCTTCATTAAGTTCTTTTATTTCTATTAGAAGTTTCCTCCTTTGTTCAATGAGATCTTCATTTCGCTTCCAAAGCTTCTCTATTTGACTCAGTGCGTCATGCAAATCGAGAGGTTTCGCATTCATTTTGGCCCCCACGAAAAATTTTCCCAATTTTGAAATATCAATAGAACAATGTTTGATTTTAAAGCCATTTGCCCTCCTGCGTTCGCCAGGATGCCCAAATCTTGTTTCTGGATGTCTAGCAGTGTCTTTCCCTAGTCTGGCCGTGAAAAGGCCCAAGAATGCCCTCAGACGGAGCCTCGCAGGACGGAGGGCTATATTCCTACAGGCTCGATTTGTCTTTGGACATTCCTGGGCCATGTCTAGCTATTTCTTTCTCTCACTCCATTGAAAATTCGTGCTTGCAAAGCAACCGTGGCACTTCTGTTTAGACATTTACCTCACTCCTTTCTCCAGAAGCAAAATCCCTCCGGTTCAACAGCGCAGACAACTTTGATACCTCTGCGCTTTGCGGCTCCAACTATGGCACGCTTCAGGATGTCGAATTTGACATTGGTAGAACCGGGAGAAAACACGATGCACTGACCGACATTGAGAGATTCGATCAATGCATACTTTGAACCTCGTCCGGTGAACTGCGGAATAGGTTTGTCAATGAGTTTGAACTCTCCAAGCTTGATGTCGCTCTTGATAACTCTTTTCTTTGCAACGGCCTTCTTCTTCGCGCTGTCTTCCATTGTTATTTCTCCTTTCAATCAATGAAGGTTCTGGAGGTGACAGTCGTCCTAGGATCAGTCGATGATCCATCACTGGGGATTTGAAGTTCGAGAACGAGATTGAAGTGATGCCCAACAAGAGCTTCATTGAGCATTTGCTCGAACTCTTCCTGACCGTAATCGCCTTGTGGAATACGCTCTCCCATCACGCTCTTGTACAGATCGTTCAGCTTCCACATACTCTGAGGTTGGAGACTGAATGTCTCAAGCACGGTTTCGCCAACAGTTGAAGCTTCGCCTTCTGGAATACCATCCATTTCCTCAGTTAGGATGTACTTGAGTGTAGCTTTAGGATGACCAGCTTTCGACTTGCCAAAGCTGATGGATTGCAACGTAGCAACTGCCACACCCTCAAGCTTACGAAGTTCGCCACCGATGTCTTCTGGAACCATGATTCTCATGTTACTCCTCCTTTTGAAGTGTTTTCGCTTACTCTGTAGAATCGCCATCTTTCAACTCTGTGTCATCTGTTACCTCCTTTCTCCTGGTAAAGAAAGCTTCTCTCGCTCCAGGTGAATCAAACTCACATAGCACCTTGAAGGGGCATACAGAGGCGAAGGAATAGCACTTTGAACTTGGATAGAAGTCGCCACGTTGTATGTCCCTATGTACTCCGTGGATAGTCTGAAGCATCCTTTGTATAGCTCCACGGTCACACTTTGTGAATGAACGGTGGTAGTTGGGAATTTTTGTCTTGACAATAAGGTTGTAGATGGTTCCTGATACCTCTTCATTGAAAAGTCGCTCTGTTAGGTAATCATAGATTCCTCCTTGTAGACCTGATTTAAGACCTTGAAGGTAGTTACTGTCTAAACGAGACATGGTTTTGTGTTCCATTCTCCATAGCTTTGTGTCTTCCGTTCGGGCATAAGCGTCAGATCGGCCAATCAAGGTATACTCTCCCATGTCTGCTTCGAGCATTGTTTCTCCTGGGACGACTGTCAACGGGTCATCTTTGTACTTTTCGAGGTACCCATTGACAAGGATTGTCGCTTCTAGAGCGACACTAGCTAATTCACCTTCATCATCTCCAGGATAATCTGTTCTTGCGGCATCCATTGTGAAGTTTACGTCAAACTGAGTGATGTGAGGTTTAACTAGCTTTGTGTGGAGCAAGCTGTGAACAAGACCACCAACTTTGAGCGGACGGCTCTTTTTGATTGGAGTTAAGTTTTCAATGTATTCCCAATGGTACTTCTGTCGGCAATGTAGAAAGGTTGAAGCTCGCGTGTAACTGATTTTTAGTTTTTCACCCATTCTAATATCTCCTCGTATTCTTCTCCACGGCATATCGGAATAGATTGCATGATGACATTCTCATAGCCTTGGACGGCAAATGTTTTGTCGCAGAAATACCTCCATGGAGGAAAGGTTGCTGTACAGTACGCATAAAGGGCATCATCAAGAACATCATACCACTCTCCTGGGATTATTATGGCTTTTAGGTTGGAACCTAGTGAATGACGTCTTTGCCGAAGAAAAATCATGAATGATTCCAGCCCTGGGCTTAAATCGTTTGGTTGCATCACTTCTCCTCCTTAAGGCGTTCAATGTATTTGTTGCATATCCTGTCGATCATCCACATGTCCCACTTCAAATATAGTATATATACCCAACACAGGACTGCGACACCGAGAAAGAAGATCGAAATACATGCAAATATATGTGACCAGTTCATAACTTCTCCTCCTTGAATAAGGTTGCGAAGTCAGCATCTTCAATAGTCTCCAGTAATCGGCTTGTTCGTGCTATGCACTTGTCTATAGGTTTGGTTGTTACAAGGTACTTAGGAGGACCAGCTTTGGAAGCAACACATGAAGTGTAATAGACCTCCTCAAAATACTTTCCAACCTTGTTTCGCATTGAACCTTGAATAGCAGGGAGAATAGCTGTAATACGTCCGCTTTCCTCATCAATCTCAGTTTGCTCATGGGCAATGATGATGACATGTTTGAAGAGCTTTTGGAGTCGCATCATTGTGTAAAAGAACTCTTCAAGGTTTGTCAATAGGATGCCCCATTCATCATAGGTGAACTTGTCTTTCTTCTGTAGGAAGGAAATCAAACGGTGTAGGTGTTCTAGCAGGGAGGTGAGTGAGTCAACTACGAGGACTTGGCAATCATGCTTGACATTTTGGTCAATCATTTTTTCAAATGAAGTGATAAGGTCACAGAACTCTAAGTATCCTTGAGGACGTTTAGCAAGTGCGATTTGTGGGGTGAGAATTCTTTCCTTTAGGGAGACCTGGGTAAGTTTTGACTCTATGGTCTGGACCATTATGTGGTCCTTTTCTAGGAGAGACTTCAAGTTTACCATAGATTTGACCTTTTGGTCAATGTCTAAAAACAAAACTCTATGCCCAAGTTTGGTCATACTTGAGGCTGCGGTAGTCTTCCCTGTTCCTGGTTTACCGTACAAAAATATGAAACTCATATCTCTATCTCCTTTCTTATCTTCTTCCCCTCTTTATCTCCCCTTCCTCTTTCCTTTCCTCTTTCCCTATCTAACTTGGTTCAGTCCCATCCCCTGCAACCGCAGTAGAAAGTGTTATGTTTTGAATCATAAAAGGGGGGAGGTTTTACGTTCTTCCATTCAGTAGAATCCAAGGGAGTCTTACAGTATGCACAGACTGCACTTTCCATAGGAGCATCAACCTCTATAGGGATGCTGCTGTCTGGAGATATACCGAAACAAGTGATACAGGATGGTTTACCTGTTTTCGCGTTTGTTGCTTGCATTACTTGACCACAGCCTTTACAGACTATAACTTTCATGTTTGTTCTCCTTATTCTTTAGAAGGCATATCAGAGAAAAAGTGAGCGTCATAACCTTCTGTGTATCCAATATCTTTGCCTT